AGCATGTTCTTTTAATTCTGACTGCTTATCAGCAGCAGTAACAATAAATCCAAACATGTCCTTGAATATGTCTCGTTTTCTGGGCATAGTATATTCGGAAAATTCTGATGAAATATGTTCTAGTGAATCATCACCATGAACAGCTGCAATAACATTTTCTTCATACTTTGCATCAGGATAAATTGCTTCAAACGTAAGTTTGTTACAAACATATCAGTTGAAAGAATTGAATATTGAAGTGATCAAAGTTCCAGAACCATGACCACTAACAGTTTTGTACAATTGGCATCCTCTCAACCAATACAAATTAACACAACAACGTGCCAAATAGTAAAATTGATTGAAATCTTCAGAACCTCTCTTGACATCAGACACTACAGATACCCACCAAGCAAATATCAAGGCGAACCACTTTTGTGTAAAAATGTCTTGAGATGACAAATCTTCTAACAAGATATGTCCATCTGGTCTTTGGAATTTATGAAACAGTTCTTTAGAGTCAACGCTATGTGGATTATATCCATAAACTAGCGGACATTCTGGGGCGCTTTTCTTAACTGCATAAATTATTGGTCCAAATGTACAAGCAAGAGCTATGTTAAGTATAAGATCACCACAATTAAAGGTTCTACACTTATGTTCTTCCATCACAGAGATGATAGACATAAGTTTTCTCTTTAATGCTTCTGGTGCAATAAATTCTTGATCTATACCTTTTCTAGCTTGTGCTATTACATGTCTCACTTTTGCAAGTAATTCTGCATCAGGTTCAATGTCTCTGCCATATAGCTTGTCTTTGTCCTTGAATCGAGGATCAACAATACCAATGGCTCCACTAGAACTAGAATGAACAGGTGGTTTTAGTGGGTATTGATATGTTAGAAACTTATATGGATCCCAAACAGGTTCGTTAATCATTGCTTTCCTAGCATCAACGTTCAACTCATTGACAAGACCACCGAATACATGCTCCCACTGATCATTAACATAATATTGTCTTATATGATCAGGCATAGGAATAGGAACAGTTTGTGCTCTCTTATTGTTGGTCTTTGTCATAGGATCAATAAGTTCACCATCTTTACCACGTCTAAACTGACAAATAGTAGGCATTACTTTACACTCATCTGGTAAATCCACATCATTAGCTTTCATCCATTTTCGAAGCATGGACGGTTCATACTGATTGGGACCAGTAGCCATGTAATAGTGCTTCTTTTTAACAATAGGAGCTGGCACGTGACCTGGAATTGGTTTTGACAACATAACAGGATCTTTCATCATTTGTTCACAGTGTGCCACTATTTCCATAGGCTGTCTTAATGAATCAACATCAAAGTCATCCAATACTAATGGTGCTCCATAACCAATATCATCTTTTCCGGCAATATGTCCACCAATAATGTAAACCCTATTATTGCAAATAGCAAAATATGGTAGTGAACAATCACCACGTTGTGTGATTTGACCTGACACTTTAAAATAATCTCTTCGACGGATTACAGTGTCTTGTCCATCAATACTAAGCTGATAATGGCATGGCGCCTCTTTATAATATTGGACTGGTAACATGTTGGTCACATATGATTTATGTCGTCTATTAGCTTCTGGTCTATCAGTTGCCATGGCATAAACTTTAGTACACTTATTGAAAATATCATCTAATTCAGATTGACTCTTCACTAAATTCTTCATCAAATTTTGTGTAGCATAAGTACACGGACAATATTCAGAAACAGTAAACAAACATATATCTCTACCAGCTTTAGAATTTGACATTCTCAGATCTTTCTTTGGTATCTTTGCAATGAGAATAGATTGCTTACTCTCAAAATAAGAAGTAGAAATTTGAACTGAGTCCCATGCTTGACCTAAAAATATATGTTGAGTTGTGGCAAAAATGCCATCACCAAGATACAAACACCATTGCGAGTAAAGAGGTACGTTATCCTTGCATATTGCTATACGTTGGATATTAATAGCAACTTTAGAGTTGACACTTTGTAATGTTTTCTCCAAATTCTGCTGCATACGTTCTTTACGTTGCTGGTTATCTTCATACATTTTCAGACTATGTGCATTAAAGTCATAATCCAGACCAGATGGTACAAATCTTGCCTTGGGTCGCTCTTTCTTTTGTAATTGAGGGTCACTAGATTTATTATCATTGTGAGCTTCAGCCAAAAGTTTTCGCAACTCACCTTTGGTAACAGGTTTGTCCTCGTCAAGTTTATCTTGCTTGGTACGCCATTCTCTATACATATCCATACCCTTACGTGTAAGGTTGATGATCAAAGTACCTATGATATAACCAAATAGGAAACATACTAGGTAACAACCAATAATACTAGCCACTAAGGATAAAATAGGTAAATACTTACCTAATATCCTAGTCAGCCTGATCTTTGCTCGTAAATACCATGGTGTTTCAGTAAG